ATATTAGTTGTTTTGTCAATATAAGTTATATTAGGCAAGTCTTTAATAATTTGTTCGTCATAAGACCCTTTTACACCTAAGAACTTCTTGTAAGGCATAGCCTTCGCAATCTGATAAAATATCTCACCGCCTTTGTTTTCATTAAGATTAATAAGCGTAATGTATTCATTATCAGCACTATCAACCCCTAATTCAAAATCACGATAGTCAGTAGGTGGTGTGAGTATAAAGTTACTCCATTTGTAACCCAATTTTTGTTTTGCCCATAAAGAGTTATACACTATATGTTGAGAAATATTTGCGTTTTGTATTTCAGGGTATAAATGAGTATTATGTATAAGATGAAATACGGGTTTCTTCATCATACTACCCATCCCTATTGTCCATCTTGTATAGTCTAAATGTGTAAAAACACAATGACTCCATCTAAATAAATTCTCTATAACATTAGCGTTTGGAGGAAATACATCCACACCATCGTAAGTATATGTAGTAGTAATTTTATAGTGATTTGCTTGATGCAGTAAAACCCTTACATTATGCCCTTTACTCTGTAAATTTTTTATTATTCTATGAGACATCATCTCAGCACCGCAAAGATGCTGAGGAGGATATAAGTGTATGCTAAAAAGTATATTCATAGATAATGTCAGCTTCTAAGTTTATAATATTAGTTGGGTTAGTTTTTTTCTCAAAATATTCTAAAAACTCATTATTAACGTAATGAGTCTCAAATTTTAATTGTTTTATTTTGTACTTGTTAATATCAATGCTATCAACAATTACTTGGTCATAACCCTCACAATCCACTTGAACATAATCAACCTCATTAAACCCATATTTCTCACACAACATATCAAATGTTACCGACTTTGCTTCGTGGTAAGTCAACTCATCTATCTTAGCCAAATATCTATTGAGTGGTGTGCCAAATTTAACTACACTACTACACCCTCCCAAAAAATCCTCAGCATCAGGCAAATATGCCATAACAATGTCCTCTATCCTATCACTAACAACCGAGTTCTCTAAATATACCTTACAAGGTAGTTTCTCTACGTTTTCTTGCAGTTTCTTAAACTGATGTGGTATAGGCTCCACAAATAATGCAACATCATCTTTTGTTAGCTTGTCAAATATATTGTCAAAGCTAACTCCATCCATTGCCCCTATGATAATATAATTCATAAGTTAAAATAAGGGGAGAGAAAACCCCCTCCCCTATATTTATAAACCTTAGATAGCACCATAGATTGCAGCTGAAGGTTGGAACTGCAATAGTTCGCAACGAGCCTCTGCTCTAAAAGTGATAAGGTTTTTGATGAAATCATCTTGATCGAACTCGGTAGAACGAACTGCAAGACCGCTTTGCTGTGCAATAGCGAACTTAGTAGTGTCCATAACGTAGATCTTAGAAGCAGTAACCAAAGAGTGAGGGATAACTGGTACACCTACGATTCTTACGTTACCGTTGTTGTCGATAACCATTCCACCAGGAAGTGAATAGTCAGCTGGCTTGGTTTTCAACAAAGATGCCCAACCAGCGTGTGTAGTCAACGCAAGGTTTGGAGTCCAGTTCAATGCACCAAGTTGTGCAACGTAGTCGATGAACTTCTCAGCGGTGTTAGCACCAGAAGAAGAACCAGCAGTTGCAGAAGATGCGATAGCGTTAAGATAATAAGTATCTTCAGCCTTTTGGAAATCTTCAATCAATGACTGCTGAAGGTATGCTTGTAAGAATGGCAAATCATCAATCATTTGACGAGATACCTTAGCATAACCAGCGATGAAAGACAACGCAGTGTTTACAACTGTTACATCGTAATCAACTTGCGGCTTTGCAGAACCTTCAGTTTGCTTACCGAATGAACCTTCACCTACCGGAGTGTTACCTCTTGGGAAAGACACAGAACCAGTTGATACTGGGATGATGTTGAACACACTTCTAAGGTGTGGGTTAACGAAGCTACGAAGAGCTGGGTTGTCAACATAAGATGTGTAAACAGAACCAGTCAAGTTGTTACCAATGGTCATTACACCTACTGCTTTCAAATCGATGTCAGCAGAGAAACCTTTACCATTGCTACGTGCAGCAGCTTTGATTTCGTTCCAGCCTTTTTCGATTGCAGAACCAATCTCAGCCTTGATGTTGTTTACGTGTTCAGCGTAAGAAGTTGCAACTTTCTTCTCAGCGTTTGCGCTCAACTTACCAAAAGCAGCCTTAGCTTCTTTTACTTCATTGATTGCTTCAGCAAGAGATTTGTTAGACTTCTCCATTTGCTCGTTAATTTGCTCTACTTTAGAGTCAAATGCCTTTGCAGCCTTCTCGGTTACACTTGCAACCTCAGCTTTTTGTTCTGCCAATTTTGATTCGAGGGCAGATTCGAATGCTTTTAAATCGCTCATTTTTTAGATTTTATTAATTATTGATATAAATGAACCCACTGGCAATTCAGCTTCTTTTTGCTGCGGCTCTGTCGCAATGACTGGAGCAGTGCTACTCATCATCTCTATTGCTTGTGCGAGTTGTTTTACTTTTATTAAGCATAGGTCGATTGTCTCATCAGTGACATCACTATCACGAATAAACTTCTCGAATGCTTTGATTTGATCCTTAACCTGTTCTACGTTACCCATATTTTTCAATCCTAATAATGGTGTATTCTCATTTGCCCCCCAAGCTGTTAAACTTGAGCCTTCAAATAGCATCACTTCGTGTATCTCATTAGCCTCACCACTCTTTTGCTCTCTTAGTGTCCTAAAGCCAATAGAATGCTCACCAATGAGTCCAGACTCCACCATCTTAATAAAGTCCTTACCAAGTTGGTGTGTGCCAACCTTGGACTCGTAATAGAGTCCGTAGCTATCTTCTTTTAGACTCAACAACTTACCTAAAGGTTTAGATGGGTCGTGGTTTAGTAAGTGCTTAATCCTTTGCTTACCTTCAACACCCCAATCTTGGATAGAACGCTTAAATGCACCTGGCATCATAATGTCGCCATCACTATCCACCATACCAAAGGCAGAGAAGTAACCACTTACTACCCCACTTTTCGCATCAACATCTTTGACCTCAAGACCAAAAGATTTGTAATTGTATATCATATTTTTATTCGTTGTATTATCGTTTTTAATTGTCTCTTCCTTCTCTCCCTCCTCTGCCAAATAAGCCCTATAAGCCGATTCGGCATTCTCTCTGCTGGTATATACACATTCACCTTCCCCAATCCTAAATTTTCCGTTTGAACACGCATAAATTGGCATATCATTTCATTATTAGTTGTCCGTTTGCATCACGCTTCGGAATGAAACCAACTGCGCATCTGCAATTAATTGTAAATCCTTTTGGTGCCGTTGGGTCGCCCGGTGCATCCACCACAATAGGTCTTCCAACTTTATCCGCACTTATGAATGGCTCGTTGTATGCTACAATCTGCCCATCCATATTCCAATGGTCAAAGAAGTCTTTAGGTATGCGCCTTGTTCTCGCATCTCTTGTGCTTATCCAAATCTTATCAACTTGGAATGGCAACTTCTCTGCACCTTTTAATGCTGCATAGTTGCTCGACCTCATCACCTCCGTTCTTGCTATCATCACGCTTCTATACTTCGCATATTGTATCTGTGGATCACTCATCACTAACTTTGCTATCTCCTCATTGCTCAAGCCTTGAGCCATCGCATCGTTCACTATTACTATCAACCTATCTTTGGTTGTCTTAGTCATTAGTGATGCAAGTAAAAATCCCCATTGAATTAAAAATGATGTTATGTCATCTAAAAACTCATCATTCAACCCAAATGGATTAGCAGCCTTCTTGCTATCCACACTCACTGCTCTAAATGTTGCGTTGCCGAATGTTGTTGCCACCTCTCGGTACATCTGCCTCATTATAGGCATTAGCTTTTCATCCCACGCAACTGCACCAAGTCCACTCACCGCAGCACTCGCACCATCTCTTCTCACACTTCTTGCAAAGTTCTCTAACTCACCTTTTAATACTCCAAAAAACAAAGAACTATATTTCTTATCAAGAGTTCTTCGCAGCCTCTCCACCTTCAGCCAATATGTCCCTCGCTGCGTTGCGTTCATCAGTCAGTTTTATTTTATACGACATCCTCACTTGCATCCTCATCGTTCTCTCCGTTAGGCACGTCATTTCCGTAGGGATCTTCGGAAATCTCGTCATCACGATCGCCCATATCTCTTTGTCTGTTGTCGTTGCTATTATCATCTGCTATGCTTAAGTCCATCATTACTTGTGTAATTGGTACAAGTCCTTGATTGATATAACTCATATCCCACGCACCCTCTTTCTTAGAGTAATTCATTGCTACTCTCTTCTCATCCATTGTTAGCCAGTTTGCATCACGAAGAGAACGAACCATCCTCTCCATATCTTGCTGCATCTCTGGTAGTGCAGTTATATCAAAGTCAATGAACACATCCTCACCGAATCTTGGCACGAGCCATTTGTTTAACTCATCTCTCAATGAGCAGCACATTGGCATAATTGTGTTGGTGATTAGGTCACGCATTGCATTTTGGTAGTTGTTGTAAGATGACGTATCAACATCAAACAATACCGCTGGCATTCCAAACACCCTACACCACTGATGAAGGCTCATCTGCATTGTCTTAACAAGCTCCATATCTACCGATGATAGACCAAAGTTTAAATAGTCCCACGGAGTTTGCAATACCGCAACCTTGCCTTTATTGTCCACAGTGTTGATGTCCTCATTCACCGCTCTTTTAATTATATTTGCTTGTTCTATTGTGAAGTTTGGCACTATCGTTCCTAATGGCTTAGGAGTGATTGCACCCTTTGCTCCACCATTCGCCGCCATCATTGCACTTGCATCAGCAGCATTGTTGCTCATACGAAGTGTTTTGTATGCAGCTCGTAATGGCGACAACCCACGCAAGTGTGTTCTTGTGGTTGCATCAAAGTCAGGGTTCCAAGTTTTCCATTGGCAAACTTGTTCTTTAGGAATATCTATTCCTCTGTCCACCATAAGTCTATACCCAACGAGTCCGTAGAGGTCGTTAGGGTCGGGGTAGATGTCCAAGAAATGGGTTGGAAGTACGTTAAGTTCAGCGA